CCAGAGATCGTTGAGCCAGGTTTCCTTGTGGTCCTGCTGGCCGGTCCGGAACGAGACGCGGCCGTCGATCAGTGAGAGCCGGCCGCCGGCGTAGCTCGTCTTGGCGTAGCTGCGGGTGAGCAGCTCGTAGGGATAGCCGAGGCCGGAGGCGATGTTGTGTTCGGTGTGTTCGACCAGAACCTGGTAATCGTTCCCGCCGCCGGAACTCGGGTCGATGATATGCGGTTCCTCGCCCGCGACGCCGCGGATCACTGACCCGGGCTCCAGCTCCTCGACGTAGTTGCCGTCGCTGTTGGTCGTCGTGGCCGAGCCGGCGGCGAGGGCTGCCGGCGATCCGGTCGTCGCGATAAACAGCGCGAGGCAGGCCTCGACGTGCTTTTTGACGTTGATCGCCTCGTCGAGTTGCCCGAGCCGCTTCATCGGATTCATGACGGCGTGCATCGGCGGGAATCCTCGCAACTGGTCCGGCTCCAGCTCCTCGTAGAGGTGGCGGACCCGGTCGGCCGGCACCTCTGCGTATTCCTCGCTGGCGTCCTGCGTGTCTCCTGGATGCGTGCTGCGGATATAGTAGGTGACCGGATCGCCGTCGGCGTCGCGCCGGATCCCGAACCGGACCTTCGCATCGCCGGCGTATTTCGCGGGCGTCTCGACCCGCTCGGGCGCCACGATCTCGACCGCCAGCGGGACCGGCTTGCCGGGCTGCGGCTTATCCGAGAACACGATAAACGCTTCGCCCTTGCGGGCCAGCGTCCGCTCGGCGAGCCGCTGCAGCCGGTTGAGCGACTTGCGGCCGCTCGTGTCGGCCCGGGTCTGCCACTGTTTCCAGTGCCGCTCGAGCTGGCGGCGGAGCCGGCGGACCCGCTTCAATTCGCCGCCGTCGGTCGGGGTGACGCCCTCGAGCAGGGCCGGCGTCGTCAGGCGGCTCTGGCAGTGGAGCCCGGTCCCGACGATATTGTTGACGCGGCCCTCGACAAACCCCTTGGCCATCGGGTGATCGCGGTACAGCTCGTCGCACCGCTTGCGGGTCGTGTCGGCGTCTGCGTCCCAGATCGAGTCCGGCGAGAGATTCGACGTCAGCCAGTTGTGCCCGCTGGCCCGGTCGGTGCCCGCGCCCTCGTGGACATTGCGGAACATCCGCTTTTGCAGGGCCAGGGCCATACTGATCCGCTTGCGTTTCGCATAAGCGTCGGGAAACGCCCAAAACGCCGCGCGGTCGATCGCGTGGGCGACGGCTTTCCAGGCGGAGCGGAAGGGGTGGCGTTTGGCCATGGACTGGAGCGAGAGGGAGGGACTAAGAGCGCTTGCCCAACCGGGCGAGCGAGATGGTGGTGCCGTTGGCGGCGGCATCGACGCGGGCCGAGTATTCCTTCTCCATGGTGTTGAGTGTGGCGAGATCGGCCCGGGTGACCTCGTATCCGGATGCGAGCCGGTAGGACTGGGCTCCGCAACTGGTGATCTGGTAGATCGCCGAGCGGATCGAATCGAGCATCTGCTGGTCGGTGTAGGTGGCCATCACCCTATATACGGTTGCCGGACGGCCAAAAAACGCCGATTGGCCGCCCTATTGGTAAATTAGTCATTTCGAGGGGGCTCGTCGTCGAGCCCGCTTTTCCGTGTATTCGCACTCGTCCGAGAGGCAGATATAGTAGGTAATCCGCCCCTTTGTGGCGTAGGCCCGGCAGGGTTTCTTGCAGTTCGGGCAGATCGGCGGCGGGTCTCTGCGCGGACGTCGGCGGCGTCTTATCGGTTGATCCATCGGCCGCCCCCTTTCCGCCGCGGGATGAATCGCTGCGACCGGTCGTCGTCCTCGCGGGGCGGCGCCGGCGGCTGAAACCGGACCGCCAGATCGGTCCAGACCGTGCCGACGACCATCTCGGCCGCGGCGCGTGCATAGACCTCGCAGTCCCAGTAGTGATTGCCGAGGCCCGGCTGGAGCACGACCCATTGCAACTGCGTCCGGCCTTTCTTGTCGGTCCGGGGGACCTTGCCCTCGTTGGCGATCTGCTTCAGATAATCGGCCAGGGCGTCGAGCGGGAGATCGGGCACGAGCCAGGCGCCCGGGTCGTCGCGGTCCAACGACCAGCGGTCCTGGAGGTCCGTCTTGAAATAGTCGGTGTTGAGCGCCCAGCGGCGCATGCCGCCGGGATACGGCTTGCCCGTGCGGAGATTCTTTTCGACGATGTGGAAGCTCCAGGGCTGGCCGGCGGTCGGCGAGCTGTCGCCGGCGACGCACAGCACGCGGTCGCTGTGATACTGGCGGGCGAAGTTGTGGACGAGCAACGGATGGTGGCCCGTGTCGATCGCGGTCCGCAGCGTCGGCAGCGCGGTCTGCTGCATCGGATTGACGCCGGCCAGCGGCCATTCGCGCGTGATCAGCGGGTCGAGCTGCGCCAGGTGGCTATCGCGCCGCGTGCCGCCGGAGGGATCGATTCGCTTGTGAAGGCAGCCCCAATCGACCAGCCAGGACGAGGCGGCCTCGCCCCAGGCGCGGGCGATCCAGTAGACGCAGTCCTGCTGGACGTCGGCGCCGAGGGTCACGAAGAAGGCGCGGGACGCGACCTGGCCGCGGGCGTGGTGGCCGCGCAGCCGCCGGCCGAGCACGGTCCACGGCGGCGTCTTGGTTTGCGGGGTGAACTTGCTGCCGACCCAGTTGTTGATAAAGTTTTGCCAGGCCGCCGCGTCGCCGTGCGAGGAGACCAGCTCCTCGGCCGCGCGGCCGAACGAGATTTTCAGCGGGTATAGGCTATTGAGTTTGTATCCCCGCTTTCGCGGCGATCGGATCGGCTTGCCGCGGCGGCGGCCCCGTTTGTCGACCGTCTGGCCGGCGGGACACCAGATCCCGCGGCGGACCATGTCGGCCTTGTCGGCCGAGTCGATCCGGCATCCGTTCTCGCAGAGATAATAGGCCTGGTCGCGGGCCTCGTCGGGCGTCAGGTATTCGCCGTCGTCGTTCTTGATGCCGGCCAAGCCGCCGCGGCCGGCGTACTTGCCCTCGCGGTGGACGAAGAATCGCAGCTCCTGGTAGCGGCCGCAGTGCGGGCAGGGCACGAGATAGCGGCGTTGGTCGGTCTGTTCGTATTTCTTGATGATCGCCGAGGTTTCGTCGGTCGGCGTCCCCTCGAACAGCACGAGGAAATTCGGCCAGTTTTTCACGCGCTCGGCGATCAGCTTTTCGAGCGATCCCTCGTGGACATTCTTTCGGCAGCGGTCAAGCTCGGTGACCAGGACGACGCGGCAGGACTCGCTCGAAAGGGTCTGCGTCGAGCCGGCATAGGCGAGGTGGCACAACGAATCGCCGAAGTCGATGAAGCGGTCGTTGCGGCGGTGGGGCGGCGGCAGCCGGCGGGCGAGATCGGGCGACGCCTCGCAGGTCCCGTAAAACCGGTCGCGGACCTGGCGGGTGGTCTTTTGGTCGGGCGTGGCCAGCATGGCCGGCGCCGGATGCAGAGCCGCCATGCCACCGAGAATGACCTCGAGTAGCTTCGTCTTGCCCCATTGCGTGGAGCCGGTGATTGTCAGCTCCTCGGTCTCCGGGTCCTCGGCCGCTTCGAGAATTTCGCAGACGTAGGGATACTCGTCGGCGTCGAAACGCGGATTCGCGCTCGTCTTGCTGGAGAATCGGACCTCGGCCTTCGCCCACTCAAGCAGCGTCGGGCGCTGCTGGCGGGTCCGCGTCTCGATCTTCGCTTGGATCGCCTTCGGCAGCGGGTGCTGTGTCATACTCTCGCTTCAGATCGATCAGGCCTTGCCGCTGCGCCTCGATCACGTCGGCGATGATCTTCTCCGCCGCGCGGCGGAATGTCCGCTTCTCGCGACCGGTGGCCTTGCCGGGCAGGATCGCCAGGAGGCGGTCGGGCGCCTGTTCCCAGAGTGCGATCGCGTGGGTGTCGGCCCGGCGGATCATGCGGATCATTTCGTCGACCGACGCATACTCGCCCTCGGCGACCAGCAGGTCCAGCTCTCGCTTCCGGGCCTCGGCCCACGCCTTACGCCGCTCGGCCTCGGCCCGGCTCTTGTCGTCGGTGTCGCCGCGGCCGCTGCTGCCGACGTTCTCCTCTTTCCACGCGAGCAGGAGCTGGAGATCGTACTCGCCGGTCTTTCCCGGCATCCCCTTTTTGCGCCAGTCCTTGATCGTCTCGCGGGACCGGGCGAAGAACTCGGCGACCTCGTCGAGCGTCTCGACCATCCACGCCGGCCGGCCGAGGCTCGCTCGCGCCTGCCGGATCGCGTCGAGGATTTTTTTCTCCTTGGCGGTCGCCATGTGTGGGGGTACCCTAAAACCGGGAAAGGTGTTAAAAAAGCGCCCCCAAATG